CCGTCTGTCGGGCACCTACACGGGCGTAAATATCAGCGGCTCAGCCGCTACGCTGACCACGGCTCGACTAATTGGGGGCGTGTCCTTCAACGGCTCTGCCAACATCAACCTTCCGGGTGTTAACGCGGCGGGTAACCAGCCGACCACTGGCTCAGCCGCTACGCTGACCACTGGTCGTACCATAGCGATGACGGGGGACGTGACTTGGACATCTCCGGCATTCACCGGGGCGGGCAACATCACTGCGGTAGCCACGGTCAACAATGTCATCAAAAACACCGTTGGAATTTGGCTAAACTCAAGCGAGGGCCAGAACCGTTTCAACTTTGCCTCTTCCAGTCACTCCTTCTATAAGACTGGCGCGGCTCATATCTTCTACAATAGTGCCGATACAACTATAGCAACGTTAGATTCAGCAGGTAACCTTACTGTTCCTGGAACTATGTACATGGCGGCATGGTCAGTATCGTCTGATAGACGCCTGAAAGACAATTTTGAGATTGTTCATGAAGCAGGATCATTAATAGATGCAATTGACGTATATTCGTTTACTAAAAAAGGAGTAGAAGGAAGACAAGTAGGTATTATCGCTCAGGATCTTCAGATTATAGACTCCAACCTAGTTACAGAGTCTACAACTAAACTGGAGGATGGTACTGGTGCACTGTCAGTTGATGCTACAAGTATTATGTTCTTAATGCTTGCTGAGCTTAAATCGTTGAGAAAACGTGTCGCGGAGCTAGAAGCGTAATGCCTATTCCAGCGTCTGGAACATTTACATCTGGTACGTGTATCACAGAATGGGCATTATCTGTACCGATGACATCGGCTGGTCTCGCTACAGCGGCTGGTGTCGGAGCTGCATATACTTCTGAAACGCTCAGAGGAAAAGGTAAATTAGCGTCAGCTACATTAAGCGCTGCTACTCTATCTAATCACGAAGTTACGTTTGATTCATATGCAACTTCTGAAGTATCTGGATCTTCTGTTTCTGCAGTTTCAGGTGCGCTCCCACTTACGTATGCTTGGACGAGACAATCTGGAAATGCTGGAATAACATGCTCAGGTGGTATAAATCCCACTTTTAGCTTTTCTGGTAATACCCCATTCGATGTAAATGCTACATGGAGATGTAGAGTAACCGATAACGTCGGCGATTGGAAAGATACTGGAAATGTTGTAGTTACTCTATCCGCTTCAGATGGCATTTAATATATGCTGTATTACCGTAGATTGCTATAAATAATAAAGAATGAAGGAGATTTATATGCCCGTAGAACCTGTCGTAGAACCTGTCGTAGAACCTGTCGTTGCTTCTGTGTTGAAATACGAAATCCTCGAACGTAATGGTACAGTATTAACTGTTAAATTTAAGAACCCATTATGGGTTGGAATTATGGTCGAAGAAGAGTATCTTGAGGGAGAAGGAGACGACGCAGTAACAAAGACGCGTGAAGTCGATCAAGATCCAAATGCCCATGTAACAAAAACTATTAATATTCCATTTTCTCTAAATGGGCAACTTAACTTATCTGAATTAGAGGATATTATTTTTGCACAAGCTCGTGGTGTTGAATATAGAATGTTAGCTAAAGCGTCAGAGACAAAGACTTCTGAGGTTAATTTAGTTGGTCTTGATGAGTTATTAGGGATTACTCCGGGCGCGAACGCGACACCGGTGTTATAGAATGGTATTTTTGTCAGCCAGTTTATTAGCAGCCAAGACGTTCTTTCGTAAACTCGATATACGTATCATATTAGTTGTATGTGCACTATTAGCTGTGCTAATAACTGGGGTAATAATTTACCAGTCTGGTGTTAATGCAGAAAAAAATGCGAATCAAATAGAATCATTGCAGGTGGATCTCACACAGCTAAATACAAACTTCGATGCGTATAAGAGCAATGTAGTTACAGTAGATGATATACAGAGTCTTCAATCCACAACAGTCAGAACACAATATGAAGTAAGAGAGAGAATTAGAAATGTCCCAGTTATTGCAGAAGATCGCCCGTTTATTGTTGATCCCGGTTTGCTTGATCGCGTTGACATCATGCGAACACATCAGGAAAGTTACAGCTCAGCCGAGTAATTCATTAGTAATTACAGATCAGCTGTTTGAATGCGGAGCAGTTCGTCCCGCAAATTGGCCTTCAAATGAAGTTTTAGCTACGTGGGCCGCTGCTGATATATTAGAGCGTGGTAATGAGTATTGGTTTTGGGGGATGTCTTGTGAACAACAACTATATTTTACCGGACAATATTTAAAATGTGAAGTTAATAAAGAAAAAGATGCGTGTAACGTAGTTAAAGGGTTGAGAGAAACAATAAATGCCACTCCCTAGTTCAGGACCAATATCCTTTGTAGATCTCAAGACGGAGTTTTCTGGATCCGACCCTATATCATTATCTCAATACTATAGAGGTGGGGCTCTCGTACCTGATATTGCAGCTAATGTTGCAGTTCCGACGTCTGGTCCTATTAGTCTGAGTAATTTTTACGGTGCAACTGCGTCAGTACCAGCTGATTTAATACCAGATGCAGTAAACTGGGCGAATATTAGTCAATCCACATTTGACGATACTGGGTCTCTAACAGTTGATAACGCAAATCAAACTATTAGTGGTATAAATCAAACTATTACATTAACACTTGATACTGTAAATGGAAGGGCTGAAGTTACACCGAATACTGTAGGATTCGGTGCAAGTGTTATAGTATCTGTATTTAAAAATAACGTATTTGTCACTTCAATAACATGGAATAAAAATACAACAGGAGCCGATAGTGCGACTGTCAATAGAACTGTAAATTTTACAGTAGCAGCTGGTGATACAATCAAATTTAGAGGTGAGTTAAATGTATCTGGAGACAATTTAACACAAGCCGTGGGCGACGTAAGTGCTAGCTTCAATGTTAAGAATGCATCAAGTGGTAATACAGTACTTGATACGTTTACTCTATCGCTAGAGGCAACATACCTATAAATAGTTCAACATAACACGGAAGAGTAACTATATGGCTGAGCCAACAAACAGAGCTGAATTTGCTGAATATTGTCTTCGCCGTCTCGGTAAGCCGGTCATTACTATTGATGTAGCTGCAACCCAGGTTGAAGATAGAATTCAAGACGCATTAAATTACTTCTACGACTATCACTTTGATGGCTCTGAGAAAACCTACTATAAGCACATGATTACTCAAGAAGACATAGATGAGCGTCAAATAACTCTTCCTGATAATATACTTGGAGTAGTTAGAATATATCCAAGTTCGTCATTCTCTAACTCATATGGTTTGTTTGACATACGGTATCAAATTGCACTAAACGATCTATACTCCCTAACGACTAAGTCAATGGTGCCATATTACATGGCGATGCAGCATCTATCTCTACTTGAACAACTACTCGTAGGGGAACGAGCGATTCGTTACAATAGACGAGCAAATATATTATATATCGATACAAACTGGCAAAAATACAAGATTGGTGATTTCCTAGTTGTTGAAGCTACTTCAGTTGTTGATCCTGAAATTCATGCAGGGGTGTATTCAGATCGTTGGCTTAAACATTATGCTACATCTCTTATTAAGAAGCAGTGGGCGTCGAACCTAGGTAAGTTCCGAGAGATTCCACTAATGGGCGGAATGGTATTGAATGGAGCACAACTCTATGCTGAAGCTCAATCTGAAATTGAAAAACTCGAAAGAGAAATGATTAATTCATACTCTATACCGGTTGGCGTATATATCGGATAATAAATGCCAATTAATCCCTTTTTTGACAATTACAATAATACACCGGAGCAAATATTAGTTGCGTCTCTTAATATTCAAGCTATTCAACAGCATGGATATGAGATGTTATACTTACCGCGTCGCAAGGGTAAAGTTGATGATGTGTTAAATGAAGACACCATGTCTTACTTTGATACAGCATACCCGATGGAAATGTATATTAGATCTGTCGATGGGTTCGAAGGCGAAGGTTCATTTTTATCAAAATTCGGCCTTGAAGTTCGCGATCGTGTAACTCTTGCAGTTGCACGTAAGCGGTTCTATGACGATATCGGAATTATTGAAGATATCAGTCGGCCTATGGAAGGTGACTTAATTTATTTCATGGTAACGAAAAAGTTATTTGAGATAGTATACTCCGACAACCGTGCTATATTTTATCCTGTTGGTACTCTCCCGTTGTTTGATCTAACATGCGAAGTATTTGAATATTCTACGGAAGTGTTTGAGACTGGTATAGCTGATATCGATGCTATTACAACTACATTCTCAATGGATGAGACTCCACATAGACTGCAAGATCAACTCGGGGATTACTTGTTTAATGTAGACGGCACCCATTCACTCGATGCTGCGTTTGATTTAGAAGTAATAGATCCCGGATTCGACAATGATGTGACAAAACAAGAGGCTATTGAGCTTACTAACGTCATCATGACCGATCCCTTTAGGAGAAGATAATGTTCGGTGCAACATATCAATATAACAAAACAATTAGAAAATACGGTGACATTGTAGGATCGCTATTTGGTAATATCAAGCTGAAGCGATCGAATAATACAACGGAAACGTTTCAACGTGTCCCAATCGAGCTTGCGAATCATACAAGCTATCTAGAGCGCGAGGAAAAGGATCCTGATATTGAAAGAGCTATTTCGATACAGCTTCCACGGATGTCGTATGAATTAATGGATTTAAAATACGATGCTGCAAGACAGCTAAATCCGTTGACGAAGATCGTGCATTTCGAAAACGGAGATCCTGAAATTCGTTATTTTCCTATACCGTATTATTATACGTACAGAGTATTTGTATATACGAAGTTTCTTGAAGATCAATATCAAATAGCCGAGCAGATTCTCCCGTATTTTGCCCCGAAGTTCTCTTTACGCGCTGAACTAGTAGAGGGTTCTAATTGTACAACTGGGGTAGATATACTATTCAACAGCCTCGATATGTCGGATTCGTTCGAACGATCATTCACTAGTAAGCAACGTCAGATAATTTGGACATATACTATATCAATACCTGGTTGGATTATGACGCCTGATAACTCAAACGACGCTCCTGATAACGTTATTCGTTGGGTACGTACAGGTGTTGGCCAAAATAGCGATTATAGAGAAGTAGCAAATACATATCCAACGCTCGCCGGGACTCTGCTCCAAGATATTGAGCCGACTGACCCATACATTATAACCACTGAGAATTCTATAGAAAATGCGTGATAAATTAGCAAATATTTTTGATTTAGAGCCGCTCGAACCTGGTGATATGTTTGAAGACGACTCGGTTAATATTACTCCGGTTACTGAAACGTTAGTCGATGAGCAAACTATAGACCCCGATATAGAAGAAGCGCAGCTAGACTTTACCGAAGTTCGTGCTCTAATGAAGAAGTTACTCGAAAAGGGTCAAAAAGTATTATTAACTGCTGAAGTAGTAGCGGTATCATCTCAAAATTCAAAAGATATTGATGCGTACTTCAAAGGTTCCGATTCTATTACTAAGACTGCGCGCGAATTAATGGCAGTTCATAAAGAAATTATTGGGATTAAGCCGCCTCCTATAGAAGTAATACCTGAACAAAAGGCAGAAGTTATAAATAATATTGTATTCCAAGGGTCAACTGGAGACTTTATTCAAATGCTCCGTGCTCAAAAGGTATTAGAATCTAAACAAGAAGAATAGCATGAGTTATACTATTGATGAACTAAAATATCACGAAAACGACGTATTTCTACCATATAGAGATAACCCTAAAGTAAAGAAAATCGGTTCCCACACTATTATTACAGCTGAACGGGGTGCTGAAATTCTGCGGTGTATGGAAGATCCCATCTACTTCTGTGAAACCTATTTGAAACTCATTACACTCGACCACGGACTGCAACCATTCAAACCTAGAGCGTATCAAGTAAAAACAATCAACACTATTATTAAAGAACGCAACGTTATTTGTAAGTGGGGAAGACAGCCACTATGTTTAAACACATTGGTTAAAACTCCAACGGGGTATAGTAAACTAGGTGATATCAAAACTGGGGATATTGTAGTAGGTAGCAATAACAAAAATACTAAAGTATTAGGAACATCAGAAGTATATATCGATAATATTTCTACATTTAATGTAGATGTTGGAGTAGAAGTAATAACTGCTGATAGTGATCATATATGGAAAGTATTTATTAACGGAGGATATGAGGAATTATCTACCCTTATGATAAAACAGGCCCTCACACAAGGGGTTGTTGTCTATATCGCTGGGCTTTATGATAATTACCCTGTTTATGCTGTAACACCGAGTGTATCAGTTTCTGTAAAGTGTATTGAAGTTGATGCTCCAGATGGGCTTTATACTATAACAAAATCAGACATACTAACACACAATTCCGGTAAAACTACAACTGTTGCGGCTGTAGTTGTTTGGTTGCTTCTGTTTAATGATAACAAAGAATACGAAGCTGCGATCCTAGCTCACAAACAAGACCAAGCTATTGAAATTATGGATCGTGTAAAGCTCTATTACGAAAACTTGCCTCTTTGGCTTCAAAAGAATGTAAAAACCTGGAACAAAAAGACACTGGAGCTTGAAGGTAACGCCAAGGCGTTCGCCGCCGCTACTGGTTCCGGCTCTGTACGTGGCCGTACCCTTAACTTCGTTTTTTGTGATGAGTTTGCACTAGTAGAGAACGCAGAAGAATTCTTCACAGGTACCTTCCCGACGGTTTCTTCCGGTACATCTTCTAAGTTTATCATAGCGTCTACTCCTAAGGGATTCAACCTATTTTATAAATTGTGGAAGGGTGCTACAGAAGGTAAGTCTGACTTCGTTCCTCTTTCCATTAACTGGTGGGATGTTCCAGGTCGTGATGAAGCATGGAAAAAGGGCGAAATAGCTAGAACATCTGAAGCTCTATTCTCCCAAGAGTATGAAGCATCCTTCCTAGGAAGCTCAAATACTCTTATAACAGGTCAAAAGCTCGGAGCAATTCCATTCATTACCCCAGTAATGACAGACGAAACAAAAGAAATTCTACATATTTTTGAGCAACCCGTTCCAGGTAAAAAGTATCTTATTTGCGCTGACGTTTCAGAGGGGGTAGGTGGTGACTCTTCGTCCTTTATTGTTGTTGATGTATCTTCTATTCCATACAATATAGTTGCTACCTATGATAATGATATGTTGGATCCGTTGATATATCCGAACGTGTTATTTGACGTTGGTACATACTTCAATACAGCCTATGTTGCCGTAGAAAGTAATACTATTGGACATGGAGTTGTTAACACGCTTTACATGGATCTAGAGTATGAAAACATTATCAGCACGAATACTAATAATAAGTATATGGATGATATACAAGAGGGCGGTCGCCAAATACTCGGTATTAGACAAACGAAGAAGACAAAGCACAAAGGTAATTCCACACTCAAGACTCTTATCGAAAACGATCAGTTTGTAGTTAACGATTTCCGTGTGTTCTACCAACTGTCGCGATATGTGCGAAAGAAGGCGTCATTCCAAGCTGAACCGGGGGAACATGATGATTTGGTTATGTGTCTTGTATTGTTTGCGTATATTACGACTCTTCCAACATTCAAATCGATAACGGGAACTGATTTAAGCTTAGCAATGAACCAAAAAGCAATTTATGAACAGCAACATCTACCTTTCGGGGTAATGGTTGATAACGGGCTCGTAACAGATGACGAAATTACATTCGAAACTCTATCAGAATTTGACCAATGGATGATAGACTAACGGCACGATTAGTATTCTCCTAAATATATTTAAAAGAGACACCACCTCATTAAAGGAGAGTAAATACAATGTCAACTAATTTCGGCAGAGCCCCTGCTGTTTTTTCTCGTGAAATCGATTTAACCAATACAGTATTATCTGTAAACACCACAGAAGGTGCTATTGCAGGAATATTTAACTGGGGACCAGTCGAGCAACGAGTACTTATCAACAGCGAAACAACATATGCCGCCGTTTTCGGTGCGCCATCTAATTTAAACCCAGAAACTTGGTTCTCTGGGGCTAACTTCCTAACATATTCAGACGCGTTGTACGTTGTTCGTGCAGCGAATACTGCTGGTATGGCTAACAACATTACAAATACTACTACGACCGCTGTCGCATCTAGTGCCACTGTATCTAACACTATCCTCTT